TAATAAACTTTAAATCTTACTATAATCATATGAACCGCGCATTCGAATCGTTTGTTCATACGCGTCCTCTCTACTTAAAATATTGATAACTTGTTGTTCGTTAAAAAATAAATAATCATGTCCCAATACTGATGAAAAGATAGACGTAAGTCTGTGGAAGAAAGAACTTGAGTGAATAAAAGCTTCTATTTGGGATGATCTTATTTTCCCACTCATAGCTTCATATGTATCTTTAGTGGTATCTACCCATTGTGTCATATTAAGTATTGTATTAATGGATAAAGCACCTACCCATCTTTTTAAAATAGGGTGAAATCTCATATGTCGTTTCAGATAAGTTAACTTACCCAAGGATTGTGATGGTTTTGTTATTTCTGTTTTATCTCCATTGGTAGCTGTCATTCCTAAAGACTCGAATACTTTTCTAAATGTCAGTAGGTTCACATATTGAGCCAAATGTTTAGGGACACCAAATATTTTATCATCACCTGTTACATATGAAACTAAATCTAAAAAGGACTGAACATTATATTGGGGAACGTTTCTATAAATCACTAAAGCATCTAAGGCTCTATTAAATAAACTATTTAGTAGAAATGTAACCCAAATACCTGTAGGGAGACCATGAGTAGTCATGTATAATTCATCAGCTACTAGAACAAATGATCGTACCATTGACGTTATCAAAAAGTCTCTAGTAGAGAGATACTTTCCTTTGTATTTTTCGAACATGACTTCTAAAATTGCTTCCATTATTAAAGCGACTAGAGAACCGTCCCATTTCGCTGCATCAAGATCTCCAGTTACAGTTATGTTAGGATCAGATAACTTCTTATATAATAAATCAAAATCTTTAAAAGGATTAAATCCTAATCCAATGCCAGTTTCATGATTAAATTTCTTAAAATGAAGAGCTAGTTTACCAAAAACTTTCTTTGTTAAAAAAATATGTGTTACGGGTAAAACCCTTACTGTTCGTGGCTTCTCTCTCTTACTTTCATCTCTCAATTCGTCAACTTTGAAACATTCTTTACTGAGAAAATCTTTGTATTCATATTCTCCGGTTTCCACTCTAGATAAAAATTGTTTAAATTCATCTTGAAACTCAGGTAGGATAATTTTATTTTCGAAGTCAAAGTACGATTTTTTCCCTTTCGGGTGACCATAACCATTAGAAGAATCGTGGTTCAACGAAGTAAAAACTTCATTTCCAAAAGCTGTTTCATGGTCAGATAGATCATCATAATCTTCATTTGGCATAAGGGAGCGAATACACTCTTTTATAAATTTAATCTCATCGGTTGTCACCGTACCTTGATTCATAAAAGTTTTCATAGATGTATTTTTGATAGTTTGAACAGGATTTTGTATAATTGGAGGACCCCTCTTATTAATAGGTGTGTAAACTAAGTCTGAATCCTCTTCATGTATATGACTAATAAATTCCGCCATCTCTGAACAATTATCTACATGTAAAACACTCTCTCGAATGGTGTTTCTCGAAGAAGGATAGGTAGTTTCTATTGATTCAGAAGGATAAACTAAACGAGCTCCTGAAAAATTA